GGGGCAGTATCCTGCCAAGGCTTTTGAATCCTGCGCAGGGCTGGAGAGGCGGAGAAGTATTAGACGCGCGCGACATATTCGTGCGCGTGCGCGCGAGCGCGTATGACACCACCACCACCACAACCCCCATTTCTCCTTAATAGTATGTATACCCCCTGTTAAAAACTGGACTGAATTTTAGCTTTTGATATATTGTCCAAGGGTATGGCGGAAATTTCAGTAAAGAAGAATTTGGCTGGGGAGACGCTCCAGATGTTTTTGGCTAAGGTTGCCAACGGATTGAGCTTGACGGCTGCGTGTGGGTCGTGTGGGATTAGCCCCAAGCGTCTGGATGTCATACGCAAGAAGAAGCCCAAGCTGAATGCGCAGATACTTGCGGCACAGGCTCAGGCTGAGGAGGCATTGATAAACAAGATTATGAACAGCCGTGATGGGAAGTTGGCATTGGCTTTCCTGCAATCGCGGTTCCCGCACTGGAATCCGAAGACAGCTACAAGTGGCAATTCGCCCGCCAAGAGCACTATCTCACCGGAGTTGCTTGCGCAGTTGTCTTCGATTCCTGAGCGGGTGAAGCAGAGGAACTAACGAGACTCACACGACACACACGCATGGGGGTCATGCACATCATGGATGTCTGACAAGAAGTCCAATAAGAAGCTAAAGCTCATGGCGGACCAGCCGCCGATTAAGCGTCCGGGGCGGAAGATTACTCCGGGTAAGCGTGACCTGATGCCCTTGCGTAAGAAGCTCAAGGATGCCCCTCCCGCTACTCTGGTACTATCCCCGTCTGAAAAGCGTTCAGAGAGGGCTCTGTCGAGACTGGCGAAGGACCGGGATGCGCTTGAGGAAGCGTCACTGTTGGAGAATTTTCCCCAGACGTTTTTGGGGGTGAAGTCGTATGGGTGGCAGCAGAAGGTATTGTGCGGGTTGAACCCCAAGGAGTCTAGGGTTGCGTTGAAGGCTGCGAACGGTTCAGGTAAGACGAGCATCATAGCTGCGTCTGCCGTCCTGTGGCACATGGTTCGGTTCCCTGAGAGTCTGGTGGTAACTACTGCTGGCGTCTGGCGTCAGGTTGAGGGGCAGCTATGGCCGACCTTGAGGAAGTACACGAACGGTCTGGGGCGGGGGTGGCACGTTACCAGCAACTCCATTGAGTACGAGAACGGGGCTAGGGCGATTGGCTTCTCTACGAACGACCCCGGAAAGTTTGAGGGTTGGCACAGGCAGGGGCCGACTGAGAACCTGATGATGATTGTGGATGAGGCTAAGACTGTCCCCAATTCCATCTTCACAGCCATAGCCAGATGTCAGCCGTCCAGACTCCTTTTGATGTCGAGCCCCGGAGCGTCATCGGGGGCGTTCTATGAGGCGTTCACCAAGCAGCGCAAGTTCTGGGAGTGTCACACCGTCACCGCCTTTGACTGCCCGCACTTGACGAAGGAATGGATTGACGACCAGATAGAGACTTACGGGGAGAACAGTCCGCTGGTGCGCTCCATGATTTATGGGGAGTTCATGGACGACAGTTCCGAGGGACTCGTCCTTAACCTTAAAAGCCTTGAGGAGTGTCTCCAGAATCCGCCTGAGGTTAAGTTGGGGATTAGGGTGGCGTTTATTGATTTTGCTGCGGGCGGGGATGAGTGTGTGTTCGCCTTGCGGAACGGGAACAAGATAATGGATATGGTGTGCTGGCGTGACCGTAACACGAACAACACCATCGGTAAGATTATCAATCTGGTTAAGAAGCATGACCTGAATCAGGATGAGCTTTATGCTGATGAGGGTGGGTTGGGGTTGCCTTTGTGCGATGCCCTGATGGACGCTGGGTACGACATTCATCGGGTCAACTTTGGAGCTAGGCCGTTTGATGACAGGTACGGCAATCGGTCGGCGGAGATGTGGCACACGGCGGCTAGGGCGATTGAGAAGCAGGAGGTTATCCTGCCGGACGACCAGACTCTTCATCAACAGATGGTGACGAGGCGGGCGGAGGTTAGTCGTAAGGGTAAGCTGGGGCTGGAGCCGAAGGACAGGATGCGGGCTAGGGGACTGGATAGTCCTGACCGGGCCGATGCGGTGATGGGGTGCATATCCTGCGGGGGCGGAATCGGCGGAACATGGGAGCGATTTAACGCCATAACCCGTCCCACTCTTGATGACATTTGGAAAGAGGCGGAACAGGATTATCAAAGAGATGCCTTGCCAGCGGGTATGTTTGTGGGTTAAAGCTTGACAAGCGTAAGTCAAGCAGCTAAGGGGATTAGGAAACTGATGACTAAAAAGGTCCAAAAGACAAGAGAGCCAGACAAGACTGGTCACATCAAACCGACCAAGGCCGACCTCAGGGAAGGGAAGGCTGCGCCACGGGGGAGAAATCGGGGGAGAGGAAGGTAATGCCTTTCAAGAGCAAAGCCCAACGGTCCTACCTGTATGCGAAGAAACCAAAAGTTGCGAAGAAATGGGCGAAAGAAACGTCCAAGGGAAAGAAGCTGCCCAAGCGGGTAGCCAATAAGAATCAGTCAGGGAGAAATAAATGAGCTCAAAACTTTTCACACTCGTAAGTTCGGACATCAGTTCCCGTGTTCGCTGGGAAACCCGTCAGGCACTCTGGTATCAAATGCGGAATGACGGTCTACGGCGGAAGGGCAAGCCGTGGCCCAACGCAGCCGATACTCACTACCCCTTAATCGACACCACCATCAACAAGCTCAAGCCGAGCTTCTTCCAACAGGCGATGGGTCTCGATGTGGTGGCTACCTTTGTGCCTATGAGAACCCAGCTTTCAGGGTTCACCACCGCAGCAGAGAACTGGTTCTCCTATAAACTAAACGAGAAGAGTAATTTCTCCACCGAGGTCATGTCGTGGGTTGACTATATGCTTATGAGCGGGCATGGCGTGACCAAGGTGTTCTGGGATACCAAGAAGAAGCAGGTTGGCTTCCAGTCCATTGACCCGATGCACATTATCGTGCCGCCGTGGACCAAGGATGTTGATAGTGCCGACCGGATTTGTCAGGTCATCCCGATGAGCCTTGAGTCGTACAAGCGGGCTGGTGTGTACAAGACTGACAAGGCAACACTGGATGCGGTGACGGGTGGTAAGATTGAGGATGGGGGAATCATCTCGGACAAGAAGTACGACAAGGAAATCCGAGAGGGCTTAACCCACTCGACTGACCCTGAACAGGTTATCGTGTGGGAGGTATACTCAAGGGATAAGGATGGGGAATGGATAATTGATTGTTTCTCCCCCGAAGCCCCTGACATCCCGCTTCGGAGTCGGATGAAGATTCCTTATGACCACGGTAAGCCTCCATTTGTTTCGTGCCTCTACGAGGTGACGGACGGCGGCTGGTATTCCCCTCGCGGGGTGTGTGAAATCCTTGGACAGTTCGAGCTTGCCCTTACGAAGTCATGGAACGAGAGGCTGGACGCTTCAACGCTGTTCAACAAGCCGCTGTTCAAGGCCGAGCGTGACCTGCCCAACTCGGTTAACCTGAGGATGAACCCCGGACAGATTCTTCCGTTCGGCATTGCCCCCGTGCAGATGCCCAGCGTCCCGATGGACTTTGACAAGGAGATGATGCAAACGCAGTCGGTTGCCGAGCAGCGGGTTACGGTTCCGGATTTCGGAATCATTTCCGACCGTGACCGCCGGACAGCTACCGAGATTGAAAGCATCAATGCCCAGTCGCAGCAGAACATGGACCTTAGGTTACGGTTGTTCCGGCACGGATTGGGAGTGCTGTTCCGTCATGCGTGGAGCCTTCTCATCCAGTACGACAGCAAGGACTTGCAGTACCGCTTCCTTGAGGACAGTTTACAGATTGACCCCGTTGCCCTGCATGACGAATACCAGATTGAACCCCGTGGGGGGATGGATATGGTGAGCAAGGCTATGCTCATTAACCGGGCCGTGCAGCGCAAGCAACTGTTCATGAACAGCCCGTGGATAAATCAGGTTGAGCTTGACAAGAGCATCTTGGAGATAGAAGACCCCGCGCTTGTGCCACGGTTGGTGCAAGACCCGAACGAGCAGGTGACTGACGAGGCCGAGGATGAGCAGCGAATCATTCCGGCATTGGTGCTCGGACAGATTATCGTTCCCAAGCCCGGACAGAACTTCGAGGTTCGCATCGGGGTACTCATGCAGTTCCTTGAGCAGTCGAGGCAGACTGGGATGCAACTGAGCCCGCAGGGTGGTCAAGCTATTACGGCTCGTCTCGATGCCCTACTGAACGGCATGGAGCAGGTGGACACGAATAACGCAAGGGCGTTGCGCAAGGATGTCCAGCAATACTTGCAGTCAATTGGGCTTGTGCCAGCGCAGGAGGATACTGAGGCAGCCTTGGCGGCAGAGATTTCCGCTCAGGCTGGAGGACCAGCAGCCGCGCTGGTTCCGGAAGGGCAACCAGCCCCGACTGGGGGCGAGATTCCGCCGGAATCCATCCCGGCAGAGCTTGCCGCAGCCATGTGATGAAAAGATTTTTCAAGTTCCTGAGCATCGCTTGGCGTCTATCTGGTAACATCCCTTGGGTCGGGGAACCTGACTGGGACTCAGATGACTCGAATGCGCTGAGGAAGTTTCTCGTCTCAGGAGAAGGTAAAAGATTTAGGATGGTACTCCTGAACATGGTGCTGAAGCAGAACGCTCAGGCGGTGTCCGTTAAAAAGGGACTTGAGTTTGAGGCAGGATTTGCTAACGGTGTGAGGACAACGGTACACACCGTTGAGGCTTTGGCTAAGGAGGTCGAGGGAGCAGAAGAATTTACGTCGGATATTTATGGGGTCGATTATCCGGCGAGTCAAGACCCCACAGCAACGGACAGCCGCCTTGGTGCGATGGCTGTACGAGGATAAGCACCTGATTGGGAAACATCATGCCAGAAGAATCCGGTGGTATTACCGCCGAGACACTGTTGGCCGCCGCACAGGAGTATGACGCTTCTGTTGAGGCGGGGGAAACTCCAGAGGTCGAAGTAAAGACCGAGGAACCCGAAACGGAGGAGACTCCGGAAACAGGGTCAGAGCCGGAGATAGAGCCGGATTCTGAACCGCAGGATGTGGATGAACCTGACAGTTCATTGACAGAAGGCGAACCTCCTGAAGTGAAGGAGGGGGAGCCAGACAAGAGTAGGTGGGCTAAGAACGAGGCGCGTAAGAACAAGTCTTGGAAGGAGATTAACTCCCGAAAAGAGGAGAACAAGCGCGAACGTGAAGCCATCAAGACCGAGCGACAGGAGCTTGCTGAAAGGCAAGCGGACTTGGATGATGGTAAGTCCTACCGGGATGAAAAAGGCTTCACGGCGGAGGATTATGAGTCCGCCGCCGAGAGGCTGGAGTCGGATGGCGACTCTGAGCTTGCAGTTGATGCGCGGGAGAAGGCCGAGTCAGTCCGAATAGACGGACAGAAAACGGAACAAGACCGTGCTGTTAAGAAGACGCAAGACGATTGGGAGAGTGTCAGGGAAGAGTTGATGGGCGACACGCCCGAACTTAAAGACCCTGACAGCCATCTCACTAAGACCGCCAACCAGATACTCAAGGAATATCCTGAACTGCTCTATGTCCCAGAGGGCAAGGGGCTGCGACACGCAGTCCAGATTGCCGGATGGAAGGTTGCCTCCGAGGGCATGGATAAGAGTCAAGCTGAAGTCACTGAATTGAAAGAGAAACTAGATAAACTAGAGAAAATAACCTCAGTAGATGGTGGTTATTCAAGCGACAAGCCAAGCGGGGAAAAGGGTTTTGACGACCTCTCGGACGACGAGCAGGAATCTTACCTTCGACGCGCAGCGGCCCAATTGGATGACGCCATGTAGCTGGAAAGGATATAAATAGTATGGCATTAAATACTACTACCTCATTATCTGGACAGTATCAGAACTATTTCAGCAAGAAATTGCTGACCTACGCTGTACAAGCACTGGTACTGGACCAGTTCGCGGAGAAAGCACCGTTGCCCGCTAAGTCGGGCCACCACACTATCTCCATGTTCCGGTTCGACACGCCTTCCACAGGGGCCATTGAGACCCTTGGAACGGAAGGAACCGCGCCGACCGGAACCCGAACACTGACCCTGACGAAAATCAGTAAAGCACTGATTCAGAGGGGCCAGATTATCAAGTTGACGGATGTGCTCAACGCTACGGATTTATTTAATTCGCTGGCGCAGAGCATTAAAATCAATGGACAGGACGCTGCACTAGACATGGACACGCAAACTCGCAATACTCTTGTGGGTTCCAACGTGGCTGGTGACGCAAAGGAGAACGGAGACGGCTCCGCACTCGACAACAGTGATACTCTCTCTGAGATGTACGCTGATGGCGGGACGGACTACTCCACCTTCGATGCTGTTACAACTGACGCAACCCTATTGGCTGCATCTTCAATCCTCGACGCTGTGACTAAGCTCAAGGTGAACCGCGCACAACCCGCCAAAGGCGGAATGTATGTGGCTGCCACGAGCCCACAGGTGTTGAGTGACGTTATGAAGGTGGACGAGTGGCTGAACGCCGCCCAGTACAGTAATGTTCAAGAGCTCTATAAGGGCGAAGTGGGCAGTCTGTACGGCGCGAAGTTCATCATGCACACGAATGGATGGAGTTCCATCTACTCAAGTTCAGATGACGACCGCTTCGCGTACTCGGTTGCAGGTTCAGGAACAACGGCTGCGGGTGCTAATATCCGCGCCACCCTGTTCTTGGGCGAGCAAGCGTTCGGAGTGCCGGAACTGGCAAGTCAGTCCCCGTTTAGCCCGAAGGTGATTATCACCGACACGGCTGACAAGACTGACCCTCTAAATCAGTTGACGACCGCTGGTTTTAAGGTGTTCTGGACCACATTGCGACTGAACCCGAATTACTACGTTATTATGCGCAGTAAGACGGCTTCGACTGCCTAGGATAAAAT